AGAAAACCCGCGAAGCGATCTCGCGTATCCAAGGCGACATTCCGAAGATTTCGATCTCGCGCGATAAGCACGAGGACGAGCTAACGGAGTATGATATCATGTTGGCGATGGCCTCGGGTAGTCCAGATTTGCGTGCGCTGGTAGAATTTTGGGCAGAGGATACGCGTTTTTGTTGGGATGGCGTGGCGGCGCGGGCAGAGTGGATTGCTTTGCGGCAAATTTCCCTCGGCCGGGTGACGTTCACAAACTCCAACAACGCGGCTATTGTGACGGAGTATGATGTTGATTATCAGCTACCAGCGGCGCAAAAGATCGGCGTGGATACGTCCTATTCGGCGGGTACGGCTGGTAAGCCGCTAACGAAGGATCTGCCGAGGGCGTTAAAGCTTGGCAAGTCGATTGGCGCGAATTACAAGTTCCTGTTTATGAGCATCGATACCTTCGCCAAATTTTCGGAGCAGGAGGAGGTGTATAAGCGTTGCGCTACGTTTGTGCAGAATATTTCGGCAACGCAGGACGTACCGAGCCTAGACGCCGTAAACGCTTATCTGGCCAAGCAAAATCAGATCTACAAGGGCTTGCAAATCGTGCTGGTCGATCAAGACATCACGCTCGAGCTTGCCGATGGGTCGCGCAGCACATCGAATCCTTTCGAGGAGGATGTGATGCTGTTTAGCGAGTCCAAAGTGTTGGGTGCCACGCACTGGAAGCGTCCGATAGATTTGAACATTGCGAACTCGAGCGCACTGAAAGTGATGCACGGGCATACGCTGATCAAAAAGTATTCGGAGGAATCGCCCGTGCGAGAGATTACCGAGGGTATCGCGAACTTGTTTCCGGCGTGGAACCTAGCTGGCCGTTCGGTGCTGATGCAGACGAACGCTACGGCGTGGAACAAAAACTAAATAAGGCGTCAATTAGCCGCTTTGCATTCATTATCAATTATCAATTGTCCACTGTCCATTGAATAACAAGGCGTATATAACGAAGTTGCTATCGGGGCTTCATCTATCGGATGACGACATGGATATCATCCTTTTGAAAGCTTCGTTGAACGGCGCTGCCCCGGTGGATGTTCGCGCTTGCGATACAGCCGTGTATCATCGGATGTCGGTGGTATTGAAAGCAACTATGCAAAATGTATCGCAGGGTGGCTATTCCGTTTCGTGGAATATGGACGCCGTGCGGCTGTTTTATGGCGCCTTGTGCCGCGAGTTAGACAAGGAAAACGTGCTGGAGGGGCGGCCTAAGGTTCGTGACCGTTCAAATTATTGGTAGTTATTTAATGGACAATGGACAGTGGACAATTGACAATTATTGTATAGTTTTTAGTTAATGGATGATTTATCATGACAGAGCAATATCCACATTATTTGTTTTTGGTGCATCCGGGGCTGGCCTCGGAGCAGGATGGGCGCGGCGATTGGAGCGAGAGCAAGCCTTTTGTCGAATTTAAGTCGGTTTGCCGCGATGAGCCGAACGGCGCGGGCGAGGGCTTGCCGGTTGGCGATGGAACGTATTACACCTACGCTTCGGTGGTTTATATGCCAGCGGGCGTTTCGGGGATAGCCGAGGGCGACCCTGTCCTGCTGGCCAATGATGCGGATGGGCAGCATGTGCGTACGCGGGCTACCGTATTAAAGTTCGATAGCGGGGAGCTGCATTGCCGGATGTGGATCGAGTAGAATGAAAACAACGTTCGATACCGAAGCGATTTTGTTCGATCTACTGCTCCATTCGCTCTTGAAAAACGCGATTAACGGCGGTATCTATGTTGGCGATACCCGTCCGATGGGTTCCGATGACGAGGATATTGTCGTGAACACGCTCGCGCTAACGGCGGATTATTTGCCGCAGGTGGCAGTATCCAACGTCAATATCTACGTGGCCGACACGGCAAAGACCATCAAGGGCAAACGGCAGCTGCAGGCCAATCGGACGCGGTTACGGGCGCTATCGGCGATGGCGCTGGCGGTCATCCGCGATGCGAAAATCGATGGATTGAAATTGATCCCCGAAAGCGAACACCTACTGGCCGAAAGGGAGATCCGGCAGCATTTTGTTAACATCCGCGTAGCGTGGAACATCGTTACTTAATATCCATCGAACTGGGTCAAAAACATCCATCAAACTGGATCAAAAACATCCATCGAACTGGATCAAAAGATCGAAAATAATTTTTAAAAAACTAAAGTTAAAAACGATAATCATGGGACTTATTACACTTGGGCTTAGCGTCATTAAAGTTGGCGCTGCTGCGCCGAATGGCACCATGCCTGCTGCGGCTGGCCTTACCAAGATTGGCAAGACGTACAAAGATACGTGCAAAATCGGGCAAGATGCGGCCGATGTTACCGAGCATTTCGAGGAGGGCATGGCGGCTCCGGCCGTGCGCAAGAAGTCGCGGAAGATCCCTAAACTGACCTTTTCGCTGATGGATGCGGACGCGCAGATGCTCGCTGATTATGTTGGCGGCACGGTCATTGGCTCCGGGGCATCGGCCAAATGGGCGTACGATGGAAACGAGCTGGTAGCCAATCGGGCGCTGCTGGTGGAAACCGAGCAGGGCTTGGACTTCGAGATCCCCAACGGCGATATTGAAGCGGTCATCAACGCCGATATGTCCGCCAAAGGAATTTTCCTTGTCGACTTTACCGTCACGCCCCTGGCCGTGACCGCCGGGAAAGCCATTCGAGGAGTGCCGAAAGCGCCTTAATATTCGTAACCGGAGGGGGGTGTTGTTTTGAAAGGCTGAAAGCCTCGGGAGCCTAGTGTTTTCGGGGCTTTCTTATTTAATGGACAATGGGCAGTGGACAATGGACAGTGTTTTGCAAGGCGCTTAATTAACAGAAAATAATGGAAAACAAAAAAACACTGGAACAGGAAAAAAGGGAGCTAAACGTCTTACTAAACAAAGGCGTTGAGTTTACCATTGAGGACGTAGCGTTTGCGATGGAAAGCCGGTTTTTTGGCTTGATCCGGCGGCGGGTCGCCAAAAAGGTGCGGCGGAGTTTCCGGATCGAGGAGCCTACTTTAGGGACGCTGGATCGCTTATCGGCCGAATGGATCGAGTTGGCTATCGACGAGGAGAGGTTAAAAAACGAAGAAGGCATGCGGCTGGCGCGGCAGCTGGCGGCCGGTCATGCGCTTCGCTGCGCACGGATTGTTGCTTTGGCGGTTATGGGGTCGGACTATTTGATTCCGCGCTGCGGGCGGGGCGGGGTTGTACGGTATGTCGAGGATCGCAAGCGGTTGGCCGAGTTAACGGCTTTATTTGCCAGAACGATAAAACCCTCAAAGTTGTATCAATTGTGCGTAATGATCAATGCTATGTGCAACCTTGGGGATTTTATGAACTCTATTCGATTGCTATCCGCCGGCCGGACAAGCATGCCGATTCGGATAGAGGAAAACAAGGAGGTTTAAGCAGCCCGCACGGTCGGCGCGGCGCTATATGTTCGCATTTTGGCTGGACGTTGGATTACCTCACAAATGGCATCGCTTGGGCTGTTGTGCAACGAATGATGATCGATGCGCCGCGTTTCGATACCGATGATGCGGAGGATGAGATTGCCTTGACGGAGCGCAACACGAATGATATCATGAACTATGTTAATAGTTTAAGCTAATAACTTAAGGTAATGGCAGAGATAGACAATGGCGGTTTGTCCTTTAAAGGAACGCTAGACAATAGCCAAATAGATGCGGCGATAGCCGAGACCTTACGGCGGATACAAGGCTTTTCGGACGGCACGGTGGCCGCTGCAGGAGGTATCGAGCAGGCATTCCAAAGGGCGGCGGAGGATATTGAGGGGATCTTTCGGGATATCGATCAAGCGTCCGATGCCCACAGGGCTGCCTTGGCAGGCCTTGAAGCGGAGTACACCCGCCTAGGGCAGGTGGCCTCGCGGGCGTTCATGACCGGCAATGACCGCGAATATGGCAACATTAAAGCCAAGCAAGAACTCATTAAAGGCGAGATTGCTGTTCGCAAATCGCTGTTGGGCGAGCTGGAAAAACAAGCGGACGCCTTGGTGGAACACGAACGCGCGGTGGATGGGCAGCGCAAGAAAGTGGAGGCGGCCGCAAACGCGCATGTTTCTTTCCAAAAGCAATTGAGGAACGTGCGCGAAGAGCTGCTGCAGCTGGAGATGGCCGGGCAGAAAAACACGGATCGGTATCGGGAGCTCGAAAAAGACGCCGGCCGGTTGGCGGGAGCCTTGTCGAACGTTAACACGCAAACGCAAATATTAGGCCATAACCAGTCGGGTTTTCAAGGGGTTATTTCGGCGCTTTCGGGCGTTTCGGGTGGGTTTTCGGCGGCCACCGGCGCGATGTCTTTGTTTGCAGGCGAAAACGATGATCTGCAAAAGATCATGGTCAAAGTGCAATCCTTAATGGCCATCACCATTGGCTTGCAGCAGGTGCAGCAAACGCTTAATGAAAAATCGGCTTTCCAGCTCGTTACGCTCAATGGGCTAAAAACATGGTGGAACGGCTTGGTGGCGCGGGCGGCGGCTGTACAGACGGCCGAGACGGCGGCCACCGTGGCCAGTACCGCTGCAAAGGGCGCTGCTACTGCCGCTACCGTAGCGCAAGGGGCGGCCACTACAGCCGGGACGGTGGCCAATCTTGGCCTTGCCGGTTCGTTTCGGCTGCTGGGTTTGGCCATAAAATCCATCCCGGTATTTGGCTGGGTGCTGGCCGGGATTAGCGCTTTAATTGGCCTTGTTTCGCACTTTTCGACCAAGGCGCGCGAAGCCAAAAAGGCACAAGAAGAATTTAATGCCGCCATCATTGAAACGGCCTACAAGCCCATTGGCGCTATCGAAAACCTATCCAGCAAATGGAACCGGCTGGGGGATGATCTTGAAGCAAAGAAAAAGTTTGTCGATGCGAACCGTAAGGCGTTCGAGGATCTTGGGCTTGCCGTTCGGGATGTTGCGGCGGCCGAACGGGTGCTAAAGGACGGCAAGGATGCTTTCATTGCTGCACAAATAGCCAAGGCAAAAGCGCTTATCCATGTCCAACAATCCACCGAGCTGATCAAAAAACAGATGAAGCTTGAAGCGGAAATTGCAAACATGAGCGATACCCGGGCGGATTTCATCGCAACCAGCCAGTTTGGCGGCGGCACCTATGTGGAAGTGAAAAACACCGCCAAAATCGAAAAACAAAAAGAACTACAGCGGACAAAGGAAGAAATAGCCAAGGGATTTGAGGACGCCGCTACCGAGGAAAGCAAGGCGTTGCAAAAAATGAAAGAACTGGGCGTAGCCGCCGCAGATGATTATCGAGAGGGAACCATTGCTGCCCTGCGGCGGGCTATTGCCGATAAACAAAAAGCGTTGGAGGACTTGTCCACGTCCGATCATGCCGCCATCAAGGCCAACCTCGCCGAAACAAAAAAACTGGAAGACGAACTCAATTTGCTGTTGGGGCGCACCAACAAGCCCGCTAAAGGACGCAAAGACAAAGATCCTTTTTTGGAAAATTTGGAAAAACGAAAATCGGAGTATGATCGGTTTTTGAAGTGGATTAACTCCGGCGATGAAACATTGGCAAAGGCCGCTAAACAAGAGTTTGCCCAGATTTTGTCGGAGGGAGCAACCTATATCGATTATTTAAAAAAGCAGCGGGCGATAATAGAATCCATTGCTGTTGCTGATCGGACGGCAGAGCAAAACGCACAATTACGCACGCTAAACGATCAAATAGCGAAAGAAACGCGAGAAACCGTGCTGGCGTCTTTCACCGCAGAGTTAGCCGACCAGTTGGACAAGGCTAAAACGATCTCCGAAATGCTGGACATCATCGAGGGGCGGCGTGCCGCGCTATCGGCGGACGGCACAGAACTAGACAAGTCCAAAAAAGAAGCGTTAGACGCTGCCGAAAAAGATGTTGTGCAAAAAGCTACAGCCGAAACCAACGCTTTGTTGGCGGATTACGCTTCGTACTTGGACAAAAAAATTAGGCTGGATCGGCAGTACGAGGAGGATCTTGTACTGCTTCGCAAACGGCGGGATGCATCCGAATCGGACGCGGATCGGCGGCAGGTGCAGGCCGCTATCGACAACCGGACGCGGCAATACCAAATAGACATAAAAAATAATGCGGATACGGATTATAGCGATTTGCTGAGGGATTACGGCGATTTTGAGCAAAAAAAGCAAGATATCATCGATGATTATGCCGAAAAACGCCGCATTGCCCAACAACACGAAGACGAGCAATTGATCCGCCAGCTGGACGCCGCGCAAGCAAAGGCGATTTCATCACTCGCGAGTAGCGAATTGATGGATTCGGATCGCTGGGCCAATCTTTTTGGCAATCTTGACGAGCTTGCCGCGCGGGATATCGAGCTGCTTATCCGGGAGATTGAGCGCCAATTTGAAACGCTATCGGGCGTTTTCGATCCGGTGGATCTGGATAAGGTTCGCGCGAAGCTGAACGAAGCCAAATCGGTGTTGATCCGGGATAACCCGTTCAAACAAGTGGGGGCCAGTCTTCAAAAGATTTTCAATGATGCCGCCGAGGATGCAAAGGATTCGGCGACAAAAACCAAAAAGCACTGGAAAGAACTCGCCGATGCCACCGAAGGATCTTTTGCTTTCATAAAAGACGCTATTTCTTCTTGTGACGTGCTGAAAGAAGCCATCGGCGATGTTGGCGCTACGGCCATTGGCAGTTTATCGGCCGTTGCATCTACCGCTATCGCCGTGACGGCGGCGATTAAAACCGCCGAGCGGGCGAGTGTTGTTTTGGCCATCATTCAAGCAACCCTGGTGGTTGTGCAGGCGGTAGCAAACGTTGTTAAATCGATCTTTGGAAACAAGGATAAGCAGATCGAAAAAAGTATCCAGCAACACGCTGATGCTGTAGCTCGCCTAGAGACTGCCTACACAGCCTTGTCTTGGGCGATAGACAAGGCCTTGGGCGAGAACGTCTATAAGCATCAACAGGCGGCCATTGCTAATATGGAAGCGCAACGGGCGCAATTGAAAGCGATGTGGCAAGCCGAGGAGTCGAAGAAAAAGACTGATCAAGGTAAGGTTAACGCCTACAAAGCCCAGTACGAACAATTAGGCCGGGATATTCAGGATATGCTGCATCGCATCCGCGAAGACTTGTTGCAAACGGACGCCAAAACATTCGCCGGAGAGCTTGGGGATGCTTTGGCTTCGGCCTTTGCAAAAGGGGAGAGTGCGGCAAAGGCCTTTGGCGATACGGCAGATAAGGTGATCAAAAACGCGGTGTTGAACCAGCTTAAAAAGCGGTTCCTCGAAACGCAATTACAAGGAGCATTGGACGATCTTGAAAAATCGATGGGGTTCTGGGCCAAGAATGGACATGGTGGCGATTTTTTTGTATTTGACGGTTTGAACGAGGAGGAGATCGCAGCTTTCAAGCGCAAAGTGGAGGGCATAGCGGAGGGCTACAACAAGGCGCTGGAAGCCTATTCGAGCATTTTTAAAGACGCCCAGTCGGAGGATCCGGATACCGCATTAACCGGAGCCGTGAAAGGCGTAACCGAAGAAACCGCTTCGCTGCTGGCCGGGCAGATAAACGCCATCCGGATCAGCCAGCTGGAAGCTACCGAGGTGCTACGGCAGCAACTGGTTAACTTATCAGCCATTGCGCTAAACACTTCGTATAATCGATTTATCGAAAGCATCTATTATCATTTAAAACAAAATAGCAAAACTAACGATCCCTTGCGGCCAAAGGGGCTTAATTAATGGACTTATTTAATGGATAATGGACAATTGACAGTTGATAATTAATATGAAATTAGCAAAAGAACTAGCCAAACAAGCCGCCAAATTGGGAGCCTGCCCAGAGGGATACAGCGGGTTGAAAAACCTTTCGGACAAAAAGGGATTAATTGAAATGTACTTGTCTAATCTGGAGTTTTGTCTTAGCCATGATTTTCCGGATAACGCCTTTATCCGTAAGCACTTCAGCGGCTTAATGGAGGATTATGGCATATTCTTGGATGACGCTATCGCCTTGTCCAACCCGTCCAAATGTATCGCGCTGGGCCAGACAACAGGATCCATCATCCTTGATGGCTATGCTGCCGCTGAAATATTCGTCAAGCACACCGCAAGGCTCAACATTGTTGCAAAGGACAAGGCTTTTGCCATGATCGATGTTTTTGATCAGGCCGAGGTGGTCTGTGAGGTCTATGGAGCCGCTAAAGTGGTCATCAACAAATATGGAGCCGCTACCGTTTCAGCAAAACAGTATGATGCGGGGCTGTTAAAAATAACAGACAAACGCAAAAATACATACTAAAATGGGTTATTCGGCAATCGTTTCCCCCTTTAAGCCTCCCGCTACCAGATGGGCAATAAATTTTGCGAAAGGTTCGATGTTTTGTTGGACGCTGGCCTGTTCGAGCGCTTGCATATATTCGTCCCGACTTTCCACCGGTATGACTGTCCACGGATACCCTCCCGATGCAAGCATAGCGTTCATTAGAAAACGGGCTATCCTACCATTACCATCCATATAAGGGTGTATGAACACCCATACAAAATGCCCCAGCACGGCCCTAACAGAAGCCTCGGGTTCCTCCGCCAACAACTCAAACAATACGGGCATAGCGTCTCGCATAGCATCTACATCCAGCGGGACGTGCCTAGAGTTGCTGATATAAACCTGATGGCTACGATATCCGGCCAGATCGGCCGTTTTCAATACGCCCGCCGCCACGCTGGGGGCAAAAAGTTGCCTATACCATTTGGCGTGATCCGTATCCACCTGTCGGCCGGGGTTGGCCCCACTCAATATCGCCGCTATACTTTCCTTTACGGCCTGGAATGCTTGATAGTAGCCCCGCGCAGCCATGGCATCACGCTGTTTGCGATCCTCCACGCTCGCTTCGGCATCCCAGGCTCCGGCGCTTACTTTTTCAATCATCTCCGGGGTTACGCGGTAGCGTTCTATCGAGAGAGAGTGGTAGGCATCGGTGATGTAGATATCGTCAATTTCCTTTAGAAAAGCCGTCTTATTTTGCGGTAGCCCCGGTGGGGCAGGGAAATGCGCGATAACAACGGCTCGCATCTGTTCCCACATGAGGCGGATACGGGCGGCGTATGGGGATCGCTCGCGGGCAGGTAATTTCAGATCGATTTTATGCTCGAATGGATCTTCTTCGCGGATAGCATAATCGGCCTGCTTAAAGGTAGCTACGAGCTGATCGGCAATGCTGTGCCTGCCTGCGTTCCTGAAAGCGCCCGCCAGTCGACCGGCCAGCGTAGTATGTCCGTTTTCGAGGAGTATGGGCAGGAGTTCGGACGCATCTCTTATTAAGGACAACGCGGTGCGAGCATCTATAGCGTTTCGTGTATAGATAGCCTGTGCGCTATACACGAGTGCGGCCTGAAGATTGTACATGCGTATGCCATTGTCCGCAACCACGAGCTGATCTGCAGGTGGTAATTCGCCCCGTAGGCTGAAAAGGGATGTGTTGTGCGGCAATGCGGTGGGGCGGTTGTTTCCATTGGGCGAGCGGATAAGTAACTGTTGTGGCACAGCCGGATTCCCCGCGTGTAGCAATAAAGACTGGTCGGCCGATAGACACCAATCATCCCCATATTTGTGCTTTAGGAATACAGCGATAAAATCCCAATACGCACTATACCAAGCTGTGGTCTCCCCATCGCTCGCTTGCGGATCGGCGGCGATATACCAGCCCTTGACCACTTCCTTGATGAATCCGTTCTTGGTCAGGAGTTCACGGAATTTGCGATTAGGGATATCGTTTGTATGGATGCCTATTACTCCTTTTTCCTGCACTTGCTGTAGAAACTTGAGGGCTTCTACAAATCTTTCTCTTGGTGTTGCCATGTCGCTATTCGTTTGTTAAACACTGACGTGGCAAATTTAGCAAATCTTGTTGTGCTATTTCTATTAAACCTTGTTCGGTATTGCGGATGGGATGCGTTTGCCATTCCTTGGCCGTCTTTAGACGGAAAGGCTTAGCCGCCCTTGCTAAGCATTATCGTGATAAGGATGCCAAACAAGGTAAGGAGGATGCCTACAAGCCAGCGGAACTGCACGGTCTGCTCCGTTTTCACATCGGCGATCTGCCCGGTCAGTTCGGTTTTCACATCGGCGATCTGCACGGTCAACTTCGTTTCCACCTGTGAGATGCGATCATTGGTCTCGGCGATCTGCACGGTCAACTTCGTTTCCACCTGCGCGATCCGATCATTCGTCTCGGCGATCTTTTCGGTAAGCTTCGTTTCCACCTGCGCGATACGATCATTCGTCTCGGCGATCTTTTCGGTAAGCTTCGTTTCCACCTGCGCGATGCGATCCGTTAGCTCCGTTTTCACATCGGATATACCCCGGCCGATGGCATCGATGCGTATGTTGGTTGCGTCAACGCGCTCGTTTACCTTGGCGACCTTGTCCACTACGGTCTCTTTGAGCGCGACAATGTCTTCTTTTGTAGAGAGTACGCCGACTACCCGCTCCTCCTGCATTTCCAGCAACCTCAGACCCATAGCTTATGCTCCTTATCTTTCCTCAAAGGTAGTTATTTAATTGGCAAACGCAAACAAAATGATAGTGTACTATACGCTATGCTATTTAAATGCAGTGTAATTGAGACCCTCCCCCTTGCAAGGGGATTCCTATCGGCTTGCTTTTTAAGGATGCCGTGCGTGGGTATGGCTATTTGTTTGTACTTTTGCGTAAGCACTAACTTACTAAAATGGCTGCAAATAAGATCGTTTACTCGATTGACGGCGTAGACTTTAAAGATTACGGCGTTTACGTTTCGGACTCGCGGGGCGTTGTTGGGCGGCCTAAACTGAAAGCTCCGGCTTCCGTTTCTTGGGATAATTACCATGGGGCGGCGGTGGACTTGGCGCATAAGTTTTATCAGTCTAGAGAAATAATCCTATCTTGTTTTATAAAGGCTGATAATAAAAATGATTTCATCGCCAAGGTATCGCAGTTTTCGCAATTGTTTGACCGGCGGGGTTCGCAGCGGCTGATGATCGCCGTGGACCCGGCCAAGCCCTTGGTGTATGAGGTGTATTGCGTGGAGGAAATAGCGGTTTTGAAACAATGGAGCGCCGGGACGATGGTAGGGACGTTCGAGCTGAAACTGATCGAGCCGGAGCCGGTGAAGCGGGTTTTGAAACATACGCGGGTGGACGAGGGAACGAAAACCTGTTTGCTTACGCTAACCTCCACAAAATTAGTTAACATCTACTGGGGGGACGGCAAATCGGACTTCGATATTTCGGGCGATACCGTTACGATAGCGCACGACTATGAAAATAACGGAGATTATTTAATCATCATTGCCGGGGATATTGACGCGATATCGGGTTTTTCGACAACCGCAATGCTGCTATGGAACAAACTTTAATTAATGGACAATTGATAATGGACAATTGATAATGCCTGTATGGCGTTTAGCGAACTATACAAACTGTACATTCATTATCAATTGTCCATTATCAATTGTCCATTAAATAAGAGTATGGAACAAATCATCATCACAAAGGCAGACGGGTCTACCGTTCCGCTGCAGAATAAGCAGACGGCCACATCCATCAAATCGGCCGTGCAGGATGTCGCCCTGCTCGATCAGGACGTGGTGCGGATCACGGTCGAATCGCCGTTTAAGCAAACCTACGCTATTGGGGATACGATTAGGGTGTTTGGCCGCTTGTACAAGATGAATCGCCTGCCGAAAGTCTCGAAGACGGGGGCGCATCGCTTTTCGTATGATTTGGAGTACGAGGGCGGGCAATACGATTTGGCGCGGGCAACGTACGATCTAACCATCGATACCACATCGAACGCCTTGCAGGACGTGCAATCGGACGCGCTGGTGGGAGATTTGGAGCGTTTTGCAACGGTGTTGTTGGCCAATGCCAATCGCGTGATGCCCGGCCGATGGTTGTTAGGCGATTGTCCGGAAACGGTTTCGGATAAGCTATTGTCTTTCAGCGAAAGCGATAATTGTTTGTCGGTTTTGCAGACCTTATGCGCCGAGTTTGAAACGGAGTTCGATATAGAGCAGATGCCTACCGGGCAAAACAAAATCCATTTTAGAAAGTCCGGCCAGATATTGCCTTTCACCTTTGCCTACGGAAAAGGAAAGGGCGTCTACCGGCTGGATCGGCAAAATGTTTCCTCCTCGAACATCATCACGCGGCTGAAAGTCTTCGGAGCTACAAAAAACATCACGCATAAGTACCGCGCGCAGCGGCTTTGCCTACCCGGAAAAACAAAAGGCGCATCGTACATAGAAAAGCCAGCGGCATTGGCCAAGTACGGCGTTTGGGAAGCTACGAAGTATTTCGATGATATCTTTCCCAGCCGTACCGGCCTGGTTAGTGCATTGGGCAATAGCGTTTTAAAGTTTGTGGACGCACAGATGTTCGATCTGAATGCCAAGGAGGCAGATGGCGTTACGACAAAGTACCTACTGGACGGTGTGACGGCCAAAATCCGGTTTATTACGGGTAATTTGGCGGGGTACGAGTTCGATATAGCGGAGTATAACCATGGAACAAAGACGTTTAAACTAGTCGAATTTAAAGACGAGCGGGATAGTGCGTTTCCGAGCAACACCTCCCCAGCCTTTCAAATAGCGGTCGGCGATCAATACAAATTGTTGGATATCGCCCTGCCCCCGTCCTACGAAGCGGACGCGGAAAACCGGCTGGCCAATGCTGGCGAAACGTATTACCAACAAAACAGCCAGCCTAAGGTACAATATAGCCTAGAGCTATCGGAGGACTTCCTGCGCAAGATCGTAAGCAATGGAGCCACAACGGATGTTTTCCACGCGGGCGATTACCTGCACGTGCTGGATGATGACATCGGCGTCGACAAGTCGATCCGCGTCAGTGGGTTCCGGCGCGATCTGATAAACGAGTATAGCTATTCGTTAACCCTTTCGGATGTCGTTAGTGCCAATATTACGAGCCGTGTTATTTCCGAATTAAATGATGTCGATACCGTTCTTCGGCTCAACCGACTAAAAGACCCGACAAGGGCGCGGGCGAATTGGCGTTCGAGCCGCGAGCTGCTAAACATGGTGTTCGATCCGGATGGCGATTATTATACCGAAAAGATTAAGCCCAACTCGATTGATACGCTCGCCCTGTCGGTAGGCGCAAAAGCCATGCAATTTGGGTTAACCAATACGGTTTTCCAGCCCAATTACAACGGCAACAAGAATTTGATGCGCGTAGAGGGCGGTGTATTAACGCATTATACGATTGATGCGGACGCCGCACGTTCGTGGATGTTGGCGAACAATACAACCACGTTTTCGGCGGATGCTACCGCCTACTACATCTACGCCAAGTGCGAGCGGGTAGGCCAAGCTGGGGCGATCATTTTCAGCCCCGATCAAACCAAAACGGAGGAGGACGCTAATTACTACCACTTTTGGATCGGCGTAGTCCATTCGGTGGACGCCGCGACCGATGCCCGTTCGGTAGCCCTGTCCTACGGCTTCACAACCGTAAACGGCGGCTTCATCCGCACAGGACGGATCGCATCGGCCGATGGGAATACCTATTTCGATCTGGATAGCGGAGAGATTGGCGGCCGCATTGTCTTTTCATCCAACGGGCAGGCAAAGACATTGGCCGAGCTGGGCGCGGATTCGCTCGAAGCAAAAAACTATATCAACAACACGCTGCCAGCGCTTCTGGGCGATTTTCAATCGCAACTGGACGGGCAGATCGAACAGTTCTTCGAACCCTATGACCCGACACCCGATAACGCACCGGCGAACACGTGGACTACCCCGGACGTCAAGGATAAGCATTTAAGCGATTTGTTCTACAACACGAATACCGGCAAGGTGTTCCGTTGGATTAGGGAGCCGGGCCCCACCTCCATAGTATATAAGTGGCAGGAGCTGCAAGATTCGGAGGTGGCTACGGCGCTGGCATTGGCCAACGATGCCCTAGCATTGGCAGATGACAAGCGGCGGATTTTCACCACAACGCCGAAAACACCGTACGACATGGGCGATCTGTGGGTGCAAGGCGCCTCGGGCGGTATCCTGCGCTGCAAGACCTCGCGGCTGGGCGGAGCCTATTCTTCCAGCGACTGGGAGCCTGCATCTAAGTATACCGATGATGCGGCGCTTAATAATTTCGTGACGACCACCTATGATACCCAGATAGATAATTTAATTAACCAGATAGACGGAAAAATCGAATCTTGGTTTCAGACAGCCGACCCGGCGGCAGCATGGACAACAGCGGCCCTGAAGAAAAAGCATGTCGGCGATATGTGGTACGACCTGACCAACAAGTTTCTGTATCGCTACTCAACGAGCTACACTTGGGTCAAGATCGAGGATAAAAAGGCAATAGATGCGTACACCACTGCCAGCCAAGCGAAAAATCTAGCCGATAGCAAGCGGCAGGTATTTATCGCAACGCCCGTGCCACCCTATGCTATTGGCGATCTTTGGGTGAACGGGGTCCATTTGCGCCGCTGCGCTAAGGCAAAAGCGGCCGGGCAATCGTATCATGCGAACGACTGGGTTATTGCAGTGAGTTACGACAATACGAAAACAACGATTCAGGGCGGCATCGTAACCTCGGGGACGATCCAGCTTGCCGGTATCACGGAAGAGGGGACGCCGCCGTCTATTCTTGCCGGTATCACAGGCGAGGGAACGGCTGCTGAATCGGTGCGTTTGTGGGCTGGGGCTTCGTTTGAGAACCGGGGAACAGCGCCTTTCCGCGTGTTGCAGGATGGATCCGTGGTGATGAACAATGCTACCGTTTCGGGAACGATTTTTACCTCGAACGGGACGATTGGCGGGTTTAATATTAAGCAAGGGTTTATCGGTTACGGCGAAAGTGCGGGTAACCATGGGCTTGGTTTGCTGTCGGACTTCATTAAGTTTTCGGATCAATATTCCTGGGCGGGCATAGGAACAAATACTGTCTGGGCGGGTGCTACACCAAGATTAGCAAGGTTCGAGATGAACAAAAATGAGGGATATTGGGGGGAGGGCATTGCGTTATATACCAAAGCGCGCTTTAATAATGACGCGAACGATAACCAGCGCATACGCCGCGCTATCTCGAGCGATGGAAACGTGTACAGCATTGGAAAACATGCGCTGTTTCATGACGGGTATAGTGGGCCAGTTTTCTCAAACGTCATCGTCAATAACATCGGCGTCACGCACACCTATCATTTCACGAGTATCCCTTACCAGATCACAACGGTGTACCTGCCGAGTAGGTCGCAAATACGTAGCAAGGTTGGCAATAGGAACGTTACTTTTTTTCTTTTTATACAAGTAGGATCGCTGGCTGGCACGGCGTATAATAATAGAATAAGGGTACGCGGGGTCTATGAGGGTTACATCATCGACAATGATGTTGTGCGCCCGGGGGGTGGGGAAGGCTGGTTCGATATGGCACGTGGTGACAGTTTGTTGTTGTTTTTTGCGGGGGTGGATTATCATATTGTTCATTTTGGCAGATTTGGGCAGGGGCTTTAATTAATGGACAGTGGACAATGGACAATTGACAATTATTGTATAGTTTGCTAAGCGCCTTGCAGGTCATTATCCATTATCCATTGTCAATTGTCCATTAATTAACGGCTGAGCATCACGGTGATGAGGATGCCGAACAGGGTAAGGAGGATGCCCACAATCCAGCGAAACTGCACGGTCTGCTCGGTTTTCACATCGGCGATCTTATCGGTCAGTTTCGTCTCCACACCGGCGATCTTCTCGGTCAACTTCGTTTCCACCTGCGCGATACGATCATTCGTAGCAGCGATCTGCTCGGCCAGTTGGGTTTTCACCTCCGATATGCCACGGCCAATGGCATCGATGCGGATGTTGGTCGCATCAACGCGCTCGTTCACCTTGGCGACCTTGTCCACGATGCTCTCTTTGAGCGCGACAATGTCCTCTTTCGTGGCCAGCACGCCAACTACCCGTTCCTCCTGCATTTCCAGTAACCGCAGACCCATGGCGTTTCCTCCTTTAGCTTTCCTCAAAGGTAGTTATTTAATTGATAATTGACAATGGATAATTGATAATGACTATATCGTTTTTAGCGAACTGCACACTAATTGTCAATTGTCCACTGTCAATTGTCCATTAAATAAGTTCCATTCTATTGGTTTCAATCTGTCCGCTACTGCTGTCAACGTTTTTAGTATGTCCTTTTCGGATGGAAGTTCGCCAAAGACCAATTCGCTAAAACTTCCTGTGTAAGCATCTTTGATTTTATTCCAAGTGTCTGTTGTATCAGAAAAAATATTGGCCGTCATTGGGTGATTGGCTAACCATTCGTTGTTGTTTTTGAAACTTACGATGTCGTCAGTTGCTACACGCAAAAGTATTGTTTCAAATTCGTCTGATGTAAAGAAAGATTTCAGATTTTTATCTTTCAGCATCAAATGAATGTCGTAAGTATGCCGGATTTTGTTTCGTAAATCGGTAATGGGTTCTTGCGTTTGAGAAAAACGAACCAAGCTCATAATCTTCTCACACAACGTTCTTTTTGGGTTTAATACCAATACCTCAAACGGATTCAATCCATATTCGTCAATGAGTGATTGCTGACTGTTTTTCACCATCATTTCGTAAATGAACGAACTGACATTTGCAGTTGTATAAGGTTCAAAACTCCCTAACCAAGTAGATTCTACAATGATAATATCACGCACTTGTCCGAAATGTCCTGTAAAAGTGCGTGGGTAACTGTGCGCTGTCTTGCGTATCATTCCCACTTTGTTGGTAATTCCGTCAATGTTCATTTCGGGGAGTACGTCTGAAACGCATTTGGAAATTTTTTTGATTTTGTTTTTTAGTTGATTCCCCGTTTCGCTTTCATTTCTCAATACCACCAAATCAACATCTTCCGAAAACCGTTGTATCATTCCAAAGCATTTTGACAAGGCTGTACCTCCTTTAAAAACGGTTTCTTTGCCTATATCATTTTTGAAAATATGGAACAAAGCGACCGTTACCCAATAATCCTTTTCGACGTATTCAGGCGGCAAATTCATTTGTTGTGCGGTGAACCGAACAGCATCTGTATATACCGGTATGTTTTCGTGTAACTTCATTTGATATACCAATTATTTTTAGTCGGCAATTCATTTTCTTTTAATCCTAATTTTATCGTTGAAAGTGGGTTTAAACTATCTTTAAGTTTGTCCAACGCCTTGTTTTTGTATCCGATGTTTTGCAGGACAGCACCCACCAAAGCCCGAACTCTTGACGGATAAAGTAACGCATATTTTATCAATGTTTCGGTCTGCTTGCTATCCAAACTTTTCAAAATTGCTGCTAACCTTTTTACGGATTGGGCAACCGATGTGTCGGGGATTTTTTTACTATCTTTGAAAGCATCTAACAAGCCCAAAACTTCATAATTACTGTCGGTTACTTCGGCATAGCTTTTTACGGCATTGGCTTTTATTGCACCTCTGTTGATGTTAATGCGCTTGCCACGACTGGCTATTTTGATCGTAAAAGCCATTTGCGTAGTAAGCCCTAAACGTCTGTAAAGTGAAACGCCTGTTTCATAAGCAATGCGTTTGCCCTTCTCAAATAAGTAAGGACGAAGTTGCTCGCTGTAATCGGGCTGTAATTCTCCAAAAAGAGTTTGTTTCGGTCTGTAGAAAACACCTTTGGATATTTTTTTTATAAGCCCCGATTTTTGCAGGCGTTCCAATGTTTTTGAGGCTGTGGGGTAATCTTCTTTGGCAATACGCAAATCATCATAACCGAAGGTTTTCCCCTCGGGAAATTGTTTTATCCTGTTGCGTATTTGAGTTGTCAAAGTCATAGGACAAAGGTAATCATAATTTTTTACATGTCAAGTTTTTGAACCTAAAAACTTGACATTTTAATTTTGAAAACAAAAACAAATGCTTGCAACAACAAAAAGTTGTACAGTTCCTTAAACGCCTTGCAGGGCATTATCAATTGTCAATTGTCCATTAAATAAGCTGTTGCTTAAATGCCCTCAATAACGAAAACTACAGGAACTCCATAATCCTTAAATGGGGTCATTTAAGGATTATGGTTCTTGAGT